GGGTGTCATGGGGTGGGCTCCGCGGCCAATCCGGGGACCTTTGGCGTGCTAGGTGAGACCACGCAAGGGGACGGGGTGGGGGTGGCCGGCTTCAACCTGCAAGCCGGAGCGGACCCCTCCAATTTCACACACTCCGCGGTCTTGGGAGCGTCCGTGGACGGGACGGGACTTTGGGGCACGTCCACCAATGGGCACGGCGCGTGGATCGCTGGAAACGCCACCCGGTCCGGGCTCCACCTAGACCCCCAAGTGGACCCGGGGACTCCGGTGGATGGTGACCTTATACCCAGACTCCGCCACCGGACTCTTGAGCTATAGGCGGGACACGTCCACGCGGAGAGTCCACGAGAGCCTTGGCGGCTTTGTCCACGAGTCCACCACTGGATTGGCGTCCGCAAGAAATGGCGCGGCCTTTGTGGTTGAGCCCGGACACTTTGTGACCTTGGGAGTTCTCAACGGTCCAAAGATTGCGGGGGATGTGGAGCTAACTTTCACCATTGCGGGGGATGTGGAGCTAACTTTCACCGCGTCTTTTCGAAACGTGGGAGCGGCCCTCAATTCGATAGAAATCCAATTCCAAGATCAGACCTCGGGTGGTGTTGTAATCCTCACCACGGAGATCTTCATGGCCCTCACCAATGCGGCCGTGACTACGGGAGGCCGTCCAAACGCGTATGAAAAGACAATCACTTTTCGCGCGAGATATACACTCCCCTCCGCGGGTGCTCGTGTCTTTGATTTGGCAATGGCCACCCACACGGGTGGGCCCACCGGGGTGGAGTGGAGCGCGGGTGTGCTCACGGTGGAGGGGGTTTACTAGTGGTCTCCCTACCTAAAAAGGCCGCAAAGAAAAAGGCCGCAAAGAAAAAGCCGACAAAGAAAGAGGCCGCCAAGAAAAAGCCGACAAAGAAAAAGGCCGCCAAATCCTCCGGGCCACCCAAGAAAAGGGCCACCTACAATGAGGCCTTTAATTTATCCCTCACGGAGGACATTGTGGCGGAGGCTTGCCGCATTGTTGAGGCGGGAAATTATCGCAGGATCGCCGCCAAGCGCTTAGGGATTCCGCTCAACACGTGGAATTCTTGGCTCCAAAAAGGCAAAAAGGAGATGAGGGAATACGCGGCCGGCAAGCGGACCCACGTAACAGTCAAAGCCACACTTGTCCGGGAACTGGACAAAGCGGAGGCCCGGTGTCACCAACTCCTACTACAGGACGTGATCGGCTCCGATTCCGTGCAAGCTAAGCAGTGGTTTTTGGAGCGCCGATATAACAAATTGTATTCCAAGAATCCTAACGCTCACGTGGACGATGAGACGGGGGAGGAGTCCAAGGTGGACGCGTTGGAGATCTTGGCGGAAAAACTCCGGACCCTCTTGGACTCCTAAAAGGCTCTCATGCTCCCGGATATCGTCACGCGCTTTGGGACTCTCACGGAGGCCAGAATCCAAAAATTGGTTGGATCTCTAGACCATGAGGAGGCCATGGCGATTTTGTCTGATTGGAGGCTTTGGCGTCTGCCCTACCAAGAGCCGCCCCCGGGAGATTGGCGGAGGTGGGTTTTTCGCGCGGGACGTGGCACGGGTAAAACGTACACGGGCGCAAAGACCACCAACGAGGTGGCGCGTGAGCGGAGCAAGATCCGGACGGGTGAAATTGGAATCATCGGCCGGACCCACGCGGATGCGCGTTTCACCATGGTAGAGGGCCCGTCCGGAATCATCGCCACCGCGGCCCCGGATTTTCGTCCCGTGTGGGAGCCGGGAAATGGGCTCTTGACGTACCCTAACGGGGTCCGCGCGCGCATCTATTCCGCGGACAAGCCGGAGAGCCTCCGCGGAGCAAATTGGGCCTGGGTTTGGGCGGACGAGCCGGCCCACTGGGTGGACTTTGCGCGGACGTGGTGGGAGGTCATTGAGCCGGCCCTCCGCGTTGGGTGGGCTCGTGCCATGCTCACAACCACCCCTCTCCCCGCGTCGGAACTCCGCGCCTTGGAGGATGAGGTGGGGAGCGTCACCACCCGCGCGAGCACCTTTGACAATTCCTATCTCTCCAAGGCCGTCCGGGAGGGCCTCCGCGCTCACTACGAAGGGACCCGGATTGGTCGCCAAGAATTGCTTGGGGAGTATCTCTCCACCAATGAGAACGCGCTTTGGACTCCGGAGAGCATTGAGGAGAATCGCGTCTCCGTGGCTCCCGTAGATCTCACGCGCGTGGTGGTGGCCGTGGACCCGGCCGTCACCGCCAACAAAAACAGTGATGAGACGGGGATTGTAGTGGCCGGGACTGACACGGACGGCCGCGGATACGTCCTAGACGATAGGAGCCTAAGGGGGTCTCCGCTCCAATGGGGAAAAATGGCAATTGCTTGTCACCACCGTTGGAAAGCGGACCGCATTGTCCCGGAGGTCAATAATGGGGGGGACTTGGTGGTCCAAAATATCCGTGGACTTGATCACCGCGTCCACGTGACACCCGTGCGAGCGTCCCGCGGCAAAGTGACCCGCGCGGAGCCGGTGGCCGCGCTGTATGAACGCGGACTCATCTCCCACGTGGGACACTTCCCGGAGCTAGAAGATCAACTTACCACGTGGGATCCCACCTCCTCCAAAAGCCCGGACCGCTTGGACGCGTTGGTCTGGGCTTTCCATGCTCTCCTCCTCTCAGACAAAAGACCGGCCGGACCTCTCCGGGCCTACCTATAGGAATTTCAAAAATGACCACTCCGACCTACAAAGCGGACTCTTACGCCAACGCGATCACCGGATTGGCCGGCGCCAAAGATAAGTCCTCCTATGGATTTTTCCAAGAGAGGGAGTCCTTAGACGCGGAGACCCTCTCCGGACTCTATGAACAAGACGCAATCGCGGCCCGCGTGGTGGACCGCGTGGTGGATGACGCCACGCGGGAGGGATTCTTTTTGACGGGGGAGGATGAGGCCGTGGACTTTGCCTCCGTCCAAAGTGAATTGGAGGATTTGGACGCGCTCAACGCGGTGGCGGATGCGTGGCGGTGGTCTCGTTTATACGGTGGGGCCCTCCTCATTATGGTGGTCAATGACGGGGGGAGCATGGAGACCAAGCTCAACCTCAACAAAGCCAATAAGCTCTCATCTCTCCAAGTGATTGAGTCCCAATTTGTGACCCCCGTGGGATTCAATCCCGGACTTGGGGCCCGCGCTTTTAGGCGTCCGGAGTGGTATGAGATCGCTGGCTTTTCCGTGGGGGCCCAAGACAAAAAACCAAAAAGGGTCCACCGCTCACGGGTGATCCGCTTTGACGGTGTTCGCGTTGCGCCTAATCGGATGATTGAGAAAAATGGGTGGGGGCCGTCCGTGCTTGATCGGATCTATACGCAATTAGATCAGCTTGGCCAGGTTATGGGTTATTGCCGATCGGTTATGCACGATATCTCAATTCAAGTTTACAAATTGAATGGACTTCGTGAGCAACTTTGCGGGAGCGATCAAGCTCAATCAGAGATCCGGGCTGTAATGGAAACACTCCGGATGAGCGTGGATAGTCTCCACGTCCTAGCATTGGACACGGAAGACGAATTTGTGGAGGTCAATCGGAGTGTGTCCGGCCTCAAAGAATTGGTGGACAAATTCGTGGACGCGCTTGTCCGTGCCACCCCTTACACGCGCGGGGTCCTCTTGGGTGAGTCTCCCGGAGGCTTAAACGCGAACGGGGAGAGTGAGACCCGGACTTATTTGGATTGGGCCGCGTCCCAACAAAATCTCCAACTCACCCCGGTCCTCAATGAGCTTTTGACGGTTCTTTTTGCAGTCCGCAAAAATCGGGGAGAGCCGGTCCCGGATGAGTGGACAATCAATTTCCACCCGCTATACATGCCAACGGCCCAAGAGTCCGCGGACACCTACCTAAAACGGGCGCAAGCTAATCAGATCTTGGCCCTCAATGACGTTATCTCCCCGGATGAGTGGAGAGAGGGTCTCATTTCTGAGGGCCTCATCACCCCGGGAGAGTCTCCCCCGGACGTGGGGACGTTGGAGGAGGAGGAGGAGGAGGAGGTCCCCATGGGGGAGACCCCGGACCCGGAGCCACCGGAGGACACGGATGAGGATG